ACTGGAGAAAGAAAGGAAAAGACAGAGTGGCACCGGGTTGTTAGTTTCAGCAAAGGAATCAATGCCTTCGTTGAAAACTACGTTAAAAAGGGGTCAAAGGTTTATGTTGAAGGAAAGCTACAAACGCGCAAATGGACTGATAAGTCGGGCGTTGAAAAGTACACAACTGAAATTGTTATTCCTGCTTATAACGGAGACCTTCAACTGGTTGACAAAAAGAGCGGTGAGTCTTTTTCTCCTCCTGAAAAGAAAACTCAGGAAATTACTCCAGACCTTGATGATGAAATCCCGTTTTAGATCAAGGCGTTACAGGCAATATGTAGCGAGTTTGGGTTGCGTCATTTGTGGCGCAGAAGCTCAAGCCGCTCACGTTAGAATTGGGCACTATGCAATGGGCTTAAAGCCTAGCGACGACCGCGTAGTTCCTTTGTGCCCTTATCACCACACGGATGGTCCTGATGCACAACACAAGAGCAACGAACGAGACTGGTGGCAGCGACAAGGGATTGACCCCCTCAAGCTCGCCCAGCTTATCCGAGAGACTAACGGCGACTATGAATCCGGCTGGTTCGTCGTCCGGGAGGCAAAGCGACTTGCCGGAGCAGTGGCGTCTAGCGAGTGAAGAGTGGATAGAATTGGATGGTGCTGCCCGCTTGTTAGAGGAAAACAAGAAGATTATTTTTTCTCAGATCATGTCAGAGTGGCCCGACATTCCGGTAAATAAAGCTGAGCATAAAGCCCGCAGAGACCCTAGATACACCGAGCTTATAGAGAAAATGGTTGAGGCCAGAACGACGGCCAACATTCATCGTATTCGCGCTGAGTACATGCGAATGAAGTTCGAGGACAACCGAACAAGGGAAGTTACTCGTCGAGCAGAAATGAACATCCGGTGAGCATCAGCACTAAGATTAAAAAAGACATTCGCTCGTGGAGTAGAGATGTTCTTGAAGAGCCCTCAGAGTTTCTAAACGGCTTTCCGCCGTGTCCTTATGCAAAGTCTGCTTGGAAACAAAAGAAGGTTTCCATAGAAGTCTTTAACTTGCCGGAAGGGTGCGAGGGCGGGTTAATCGGTTGTCCGGAAATATTTGACGATGGAATAAAAAGCATCCTTGAGGACGACAAGGACGTTCACATTATTGCCATTCCCAACTGGCAGGAGTTGGGGTCGGCTGAAAGCACTGACGTAGCCTGCATGGAGGCAAATAAAGTTCTGGCCCCATCAGACATTTATTTAATGTCCTTCCATCCGGAAGACCAGCCTGATTCAGAAAATTTTGAATTTCTGTATAAGACTTATGATGAGCAGCCTGGGCTTGACTACTATGCAATGATATTTGTACAGCGCCTGTCGCTACTCAATGCCGCAAGCGATGCCCTGACTTCTAAGGGTTATTACGACAATTGGAAAGTGAAGGCGTATAATTCCCTGATGAGCCCAAGGTGGGAGGCGCGTTTTATTAGCGAGAAGTACAGTGAAAAAGAGTGCCCCGATGATTAAAGACGCCCTTGATCAAATCGAAAAAGAAACAGGCGCTCAGCACGCGCCAGAGGACATCCTTCGCGCTTGTGAAGAGTGTGGGTGCGTAGCTTTCTTGGTGACGGGTAGCGGAAAATTACAATGTGTGCAGTGTGAAAAATACGACGAAAGCACTATGGTTTATTTCATGGGGGACGCTGACGCGAATTAGTTCAGGTTCTTAGGCTTAAAAACCCCATCGCCCGTTTCTTCAAGAGCAACAGTTTTTGCGCTAGCAATGTTTTCTATTTCTTGAATGCGTTTGGCAAGTTGCTCTTTGGTAAGCATCTTCACGGGATCTTCTCTTTGAGAGTTTAGAAGACCGCCCATCTGCGCCCTTAACTTTTCCGCCTGCACTGCCGCAGCGTATTGCCCGTTTTCGATGGCCCCGTTGCGGATGTTAAGCAGATCTCTCATGCTTCTTTCAGCAGAGATGCCGAACTGAGCAGCAACATCATCTTGCATCTCTATCCGAGCAGCAACGATCTTTGGCTCTTTCAGCAACCGGCTTGCAGCTTGTGCGGGTTGGGCAAATCCGGCTCTACGAGCAGCTTCTGTCTGAGAGCAGTTGCCGTACACCAATTCCTGAACAAACTTTCTTTGCCGCTCGTTTAGCTGATCTTCTTCACTCATCTAGTAAGGCCGGGATTGAAATAATCGTCATCAGAAATGGAATGACCGTCAGGCAGGTAATTTGTTTTATTGGGCTTTTCTTCAGTCCGGCGGATCAAGTCATTTTTGATCGCAACAATGTTGGCCTGAAGGATATCAACCTGAAGCTGTAAGGGCTCGATTACCTTCAGCCAATCTTTGGTGGTTTGCATGCTGAAACCTCGCTGTGATCTCGCAGTCATAATAGCAGATAATTACACATGAGTTGTCTTGTGGTCAAGAAACAGCGGTTAGCGCCAAAAATTTTTTTGCCTTGATGCCCAAAAAAAAGTTGACTGCACCTTAGTCATGCACTTAGTCTCGTGTACAGATCAACCAAGGAGGTAAAATGGAATCCCAGTCTATCGAATCTGACGATCTTGCTCTCGAAAAAGACTTCACCATTGAGAGCGTCAAACGCCTCACTAAAGATCAGCGCGTTGCGTTTCAGTCGCTTGGTGAGCAAGAGGCACGGTTTCTTGTAGATCAGTATTACACTGTTCAAGACAACCGGATTGCGACCAGTGCTCAAATCCGGTCAATGACAAAAGAGGGAGAGCCTGTTCATGTTCTTTCTTTGACTCGTGACAATTACGAGCAGCTTGAAAAAAACGCCAAGATTGGCCTTCAGGTTTACGCTGACAATCATCCTGTCGGACGGTGGTTGCTGGCTCAGCACGGTATTGGCCCGGTCATTGCTGCGGGGCTTCTTTCACATCTCGACATTAGAAAGGCTCCAACTTACGGACACTTCTGGTCGTTTGCTGGGATGAACCCTGAGAAGAAATGGGAGAAGGGCAAGAAGCGGCCTTGGAACGCGAAGCTAAAAACGCTGGTCGCGTTCAAGGCTGGCGAATCTTTCGTGAAGACTCAGGCTCACAAGAAGTCTTTCTACGGCAAGATATTCAGAGAAGAGCGAGATCGGCTTGAAGCAGCCAACGAAAGTATGGAGTTTAAGGATGTCGCTTTGGATAGGGCTAAGACTGTTGGCAAAACGACTGTAGCTTACTCTCACTACTCAATTGGCAAATTGCCTCCGGCTCATCTTCACGCTCGTGCTCGTCGTTATGCGGCTAAAATATTTCTTAGTCACTTGCATTATCGTTGGTACGAATGGGAGTACGGCAAAGCACCGGCAGATCCCTACCCCGTTGCAATCCTCAAGCATGCACACATCATCGAAGCCCCCGGCCCGGAGATATCGTAATGGCTTACCCGATTGCTATTCCCTCGCATCTGTGGGGCGATAAATCTAATGAAGCTGCTGATAGGTTCCTGCGCGTCTTTCCGAGCTTGCTGCACAGCGATCCGAAGATGCTGGAGCTTGAGTACAAAGACCTTCTTGCGGTTGTTCAAGACGAGTTCGAGGAGTTCGAAACAAAAACGCAATTAGCCAACACCGGGTCGTTGACGTAATGCAATCTCGTGTATATAAGGCAGGGGTCCATATACCCTCCAAGGTTGGACCGAGAGCGGGGTGGTTTTTTATATCCTTTCTTTCCACCCTGCTCTCCACCTTATCCCACGCAAATTCTCAAGATCTTTCGCCTCAAATGAGTTGCCTTGCTGAGGCTGTGTACTTCGAAGCAAGGTCAGAAACTTTTCTTGGGCAATTAGCTGTTGCTGGCGTTGTCCTTGAGCGCGTTGAGCGACCTGAGTTCCCGAACACCGTCTGTGAAGTTGTCCATTACGGTCATTATCTAAATGGAGCGCCTATAAAGAATAGGTGCGCCTTTTCGTATTGGTGTGATGGGTTGCCTGAGCGAGTGAACGACGAGGGTGCTTGGTACGAAGCTGTGTACGTTGCTCAGTTGGTTCTTGACGGAGTGCGTGTGGCAAACACCGATGGGGCAACGCACTACCACGCCTCTTACGTTATGCCGAAATGGGCGTCTGACTACACGCTCATGTCTCGAATTGGAGTTCACCTTTTTTATGGAGACTAAAATGTGGAAGACATATTGGTGCGGGAACTTAATGGAAGACCGACAAGAAACGGTCAATTCTGTTCCGACTGTTAAAGCTAAAACCGCTTCACAAATTGCTGAAGAAAAGTGGAACGACTACAAAAACGGATTGGCTAACCTTTCTATCCGAAGGGATGGTCAGCAATGCGAGTATCTGTATAGGAGCCGTTCAAATGCCAAAAGGTAAGGGGCCTCAACCCAATAAAAAAGCTGTGCGAACGGGTAACATTAGTGCTAGTGTATCTCGGGGTCTGGTGAAGGCAGTGAAGCGTGACCGGACTCATTTGGAGGGGCTCGTTCAAAAGATGAGCGCACACAAGAAAGGAAAGAAAGTATGGGTAACCGTAGCGAACCCCAATCCGCTGGAGACCAATCAACGCTTTGTCAGGATGTTGGCGCGGGATGCCTGGAGGGGTACGTCGTCCTAGAGGACAGCGTCGTAATTTGGTTTGGGCCTGACAGAGAGGGCGCTGACAGTTTTGTCTTGGCAGCATCCCGGCTGTCGTCCTCTCCTGATCTCAAGGTCAAGCCGCTGTCTGCCTCTAACGAAATTAAGGTTAAGGGCAAGGGATCATCCCGCGCCACTAGGATGACTGAGTGGTCGGTTATGCCAAGGGAGTGGGTTGACTGGGTAGACAAGGAATATCCGGGCTTCAACCCTCACCCAGAGTTTGACGCTTATTGCAACTGGTCTATGTCCAGTAAAAACGGGGCCAAGCGAGATCATTTCGCTGCTTTTCGGAACTGGATCAAGCGCGTAACCGACGAGAAGAAACCGTCTCCGACCAGTGCCACGCTTAACGCCCTGAAGGTACTTAAAGATGTCTGATCGGGACGCGAAAAAGCAGACCCTTGCCAGATTGCGGATTCATCTGCAAATGCGCCAAATGAGTGACCCTGAGACCAAGATTTTCTTTGAGGATTTTTTAGGGTTCACCGAGAACCTGACGGTCGATGAGTTCAACAAGGTTGCTGAGAGAATTTTAGTTGAGCCGGGAAGAAAGTGGTTTCCCACGGTTGGCGAATGGAAGGCTTTCGAGAAGCGATTTATCCACAGGGAGCCAGTGCCCGAAGTGGCAAAGATAGCAGCCCCGATAAGATGGTCTGACGAAGATTTTCAGAAGGCTGAGGCTCAGATCGAGATGCTGCCGCAGGGAAGCCAGTGGAAGGCTAGGCTTGGCGGGATGCTACAGCACATGAGGGGGAGGCACGATGGATAGCGACAGGTCTATGTACGCAACGAAACAGTGCTCTGAGTGCGATGGCACTGGCGAGTTGTGGCTACAAAAGTCGCCTACACGTTCAGTCCCGATTGATTGCGATGTTTGCGCTGGAGATGGGATCGTGTTGGGCGGGGTCGATTGGTGGGAGTCTTCAAGT